ATTCTTTTTCTTTTTGATGACTTGTTTTTCGATATCATTTTCTTTGTATCGTTTAAATGTTTGATTCGCTGCTATCAATAATAACACAGCTAGTGGATCAAATACAACAATAATAATAAAGATTACCAGACGAACTGCTTTATCAATGATGTCTCTGTCTTGTGTGTTGTATACTACCTCGGCAACGTACTTGATAGGTCCCAAGTCTGATTCAGCCTTCTTAACTTCCAGGGATAAAGGAAGCTTTTCTTCCGTGATTCTTTGAATCTCTTTTTGAAGCCCTGCATTCTCAGTAGCGATTCTCTGACGGTCTTTCTGTTGGGCTTTGCGTATCTGGTTTGCCCTCTCGGCACCCCTCTCGTCTTTCGTTCTGCCCATAATCTGATCGACAGCTTCATCATACTGACTAAGGTTCTTGTTATTCCTCTCAATGGTCGCTTGGATGCTCTTGATCTTTTCTTCATATATAATTACCTTTTCAACTAAAGGTGCTATGCTGGTTGAATGTTCAATATGTGCTTTTGACAGATAACCAAAAATTCCCATTGATGTGATTGCCATAAGCAATACAACAGCAATTAGGAAATATACTTTCATTGCAGAGAATGTTGTTTTCCAATTGTTGTAAAGCCATGATACTGTTACCAGTTTTGCTGCTTCAAGCACAGACCCCATGATGATAATTGGCCAATAAGAACCTGGAAATATTTGTGCAAGACCAATGACTGAGTAATACGCCGCAATTCCTGACAGCGCAAGTGCAGTTAAAAATGGAAGCACAGCATGTATCATGGATTATCTTTAGAATGTGGCACATCAAATACAAATGTGATTCTATCTATCGGTCCTACATTTCTTGCAGAATGTTCTAGTTTGTTATTAAACCAAAATAGTGTGCCAGGTTCAACAGTAATTGTCTCATCACCTACAGTGTATTCATAACTACCTTGAATTGATAAATGATATCTGTCTTTGTTCAGATAATATTTACCAAAATCTATATGTGCGCCTGTTTCACCACCAACAGGCAGCGCAAGAAAGCCTGCTCGTTTAAAGTCTTTGAAATGTCTTTTCAAAAATCCAATAGCAGCAGTGTGTCGCTGATATGCTGGTGCTGGCGCACATCCTTCTGAATCAAAAACATATTCGTCTGGATGATCAATCGTGCCAATTACAAGTTGAAGAACAGCCGCTTGACTAATATAAACGTGCGGATCCAAGACTTTACTTTCAGGTAGTTTTTGTTGATAATTCCAGTCCTCAGGAAATTCATTTAACTGTTTCAATATCTTTGAGACATTAATACCAGTTTTGATAACACGAATATTTTTCATCCAAAAAAACTTTCAAGCGTATATTGTTTTTCAGTTTTCCAACCGATACAATCAAGAATTAATTTAATTGGCTCAAGAAAGGTTTTCTCAAACTGTGTTTCATAATCAACGAATTCTTGTAAGTTAAATTCTTTAGGCAGTCTTGTTGGAAAAGAAACTACCATGTCTCTAAATGGATTCGGTGTTTTCAGATAGGTAAATTTCAACTTCTCACCTTCTTGTATCAAAGGATACTTAGTCGTTAGATTGTGAATTTTAAGGAAATGATTATATAGAATCGCGCCCTTGACATGAATTGGTGTGCCTTTTCTGTATATTGTAGCAGAATCAGCATACTCTTTCAAGCCATTACAACCACGTGGAAAAGAAATATCTTCAACGGGTAATTTTCTAAACTCTTCTCTAAAATCGGCAATAAACTTCTGCACAGTTTCTTCATCAGTGTTCACAATTAGATCAACCAACTTATACATTTTACCACGAACAACACCAGGTGTAGATGACTTCACCATCTCAAGACCCATAACTTTGAGTTTTGGTTCAGCGTATTGCACACCTTCGTTATTGTACACATTCAGAATATATCGTTTCTTTGCAGTCCAAATACCTTTATCTGAAAGACCTTCACGTTTCATTTGCATCTTTTGGTCGAACGCATGGACATATTCAGCAAGGTCTTGATAACTTTTATCAATATATGGTTGAATCTTCTCTTCACAGATTTTGTCCATGAAGGCGATAACTTTCTGAGTTTCTGGTTTTTCTTTATACACAGAGTCAACCAATGGACCAAGATTGAGATAAATTGAATCTGTATCTGAAGCAATAACATAGTCTCTCTCAGTTTTCAATACTTTATTCAAATATTCGTTAAGTTTGTTTTCAATCCAACGAATAGACAATTGACCTGCTTGTGTAACAGCAAGTGCTTGACGCAAATCATAAAATCTGAAATACTGAGAACCCATGGCACCATATGCGGAGTTCAGTGAAACTTTCTTTGCCAATTGTAGATTATTATAACGTGCGATTAATTTTTCAATCTCTTTTTTCTTACCTTTGTCTTTTTCATTCTCATAATCTTGTTGCGCCTTCAACATTTCTTTCTTGAACTTCTTACGATCCTCATACATTTCAATCATCATTGCCGGCAAAAAACCTTGCTTGTCAGTGCGAAAGAATTGCCCGTTCGGTGTAATAGTCGCATTCTTTAGTTTGCTTGTATCAAGTTTATGGTCAAGCAAACTTTCAACGGAGGCATTTGTAGAAAGTTGACGCATCTCATCTGTATAGTCACCTGTCTCTACCAATGTTTCTGGTGAAATATTGTATTGCATAATCAAATGCGGATACAGGCTGTTCAAGTCAAAGGATGCAACCCAATTATGCAAACCAATTTGAGGTTCTTTGACATATGCACCTTCAAATGCTTCACTCTTCTTTGCAATTCTACGTGGTGGTACAACAATCTTTTTATCAAGTAGATAGTTGTAGATTAGTGCATCCCACATTCTGGTTTGTGCAAAGACATCATCGTAATTACACTTTGTATCATAAGCCAGGGTAAGAGCAAGTTCAATCAACTTCAACTTATCTTCAAGTTTGAGAACAAGTCTCACATCTTTGATGTTATAGTCAATAAACTTTTGATAATCTAGTTTGTAGAGTTGATGCAGGCTGTCATACTCATCGTATGCAATTTTACTTTCACCAAGTTCAACGTTTGCAACTGTGTCTAGTCTATAGTTTTCAATACTCTTACCAGCAGGAGCATACCACTGATATAATTCAAGATAGTCTAGTGCCGAAACACCGACAATATCATATACAGTCTGTTCTCTACCTTTGAAGACTGTGCTTCTCTGTGAAATGATTTCCCACGGTGAAAGTTTCTTTACACTATCTTCACCGAGTATGCGTGTGAAACGATTGATAATATAAGGAACATCAAAGAACTTGATATTCCAACCAGTAAGAACATCAGGAGGATTGCTTGACCAATCAGCAAGAAACCGTTCACAAAGGTCAATTTCATCTTTACACAAAACATAATCTACATTCTTATCTTCATTACGATATGTACCACAACCATAAACAGTAGTTCCGCCATTCAGTTGATGAATGGCGATTGCAGTGATTGGTTCAGTTGCTTTGTATGGATCAGGAAAACCATTTTCAGAACCAACTTCAATGTCTATGAAAGCAACACTGAGATGAGAAATATCCCAATCAACGATGCCTCTAAAAGTATCAGCAATGAATGCGTATTCGTAGCGTGAATTACCGTAGATTTTAAAGTTTGCAACTTCTTCATAGCGTTTGACAAAATCACGTGCCTCCCGAATTGTATCAAAGGTCATAGGTTCCAATGGCTCATTAAACAATGAACGCCATTGGGATGGTTTATTAGACTGTAAAAACAAAGTCGGAGAGTATTTGACTTTGCTCTTTACTCTCCGACCGTTGTTTACTCCACGAAAAAGTATATGATTACTGTGGACACAAACATTAGTGTAATACTTTGACATTAAATTTTAAGTGTTGGTGATGCAATTTCAATCCGACTAAACATACGATTGTATTGATTAAGCAAATCCGTCACAGGTGTGTTGACTGTCAAAATATCATCATACTTAAAATTGATACCCCTGTCAAACTCTTCAACGAATGCAAGATATGGCGCAAAGCCTACACCGCCAGGATCATTTGCTGAACGTGGTGGCACTGCAACTACTTGCATTGGATTTTTAAGTGTAAAACCGATATTACCATCGTCAGTCACTTCACCCATGATGGTTTGATGTGTTTTAAAAGTGAAACATTTTATTTCATTCATAGAGTTACCTCTGTAGTAGGTTCAAAAACTTCTAGTGTTACCCATTTTTTAGGAAACAACATTTCACGACCGCGAAAGTCTGCAATGTCATAAGTTGGGTCATCTACAAGACCAATTAGTTCAACTTTATTGTCGAACTCACGCATCACAAGATCATACTTGTATGCTTTAGGGAGTTTGGCATTTGTCTCAGCCAATTGTTTTGCTGCTTTTGTGATGTTGTTCATAATTACTCCTCGTCACACTTAATAATTTCAATTTCACATTTTTTCAAAAAATTAATTCCCGCTTGGCTTCTGTAATCGTTCTTGTAGTAGACCTCCTTGATTCCTGCTTGATGGATTATTTTAGCACATTCTAGACATGGTGCGTGGGTAATAAACATTGTTGCTCCATCACTAGAATTCGTTGACCGTGAAACTTTTGCAATTGCGTTGGTTTCGGCATGAAGCACTTCTGGCTTAGAATGTAGTTTTGACCATCCATGTGCAGTTTCGGTATAACCAGATTTTTTCATCCAATCATCACTCTGTTGACACTCAGATTTTAACACATATTCAAGTTCTTCGCAATTATTATCCCAACCAGATGGCATACCGTTGTAACCAATACCAATGATTGTGTTGTCTTTGACGATTACGCAGCCTACGTGTAGTCTGACTGCTGACGATAGTTCAGCATAGACACTTGCTGCTTTCATGTGGGCTTTAATGTATTTTTGCTTCATAGAAGTAAGCACTCACTCGCATACAAGGG